TTTCCAAACTAAGTTCGGGGCTCTTGATTCCAAAAGATTCGGCCCATACGCAGTAAATGAATTCTTGAAAAACAGAGATGCTGTTACATATGTGCGCGTCCTCGGCGCCGGCGCCAATGACGAAATTCAAGAAATAAATAAGACGCGTACTCAGGGAAGCGTAGCAAACGCAGGATTTAAGATTACCCCTATAACCACAGACAAAAGACTGGGTTTATCTACTACACATATTCTCTCTGCTAGACACTATGTGTCTGCTTCTGAACAGTATGGCTTCCCCATCTTCACGCACAATGACTCCTATGACACCTCTGGAATTGTTAATCTAGTTAGAGGTATTATATTTACGACAACTGACGCAAGAGTCGGTGTACTGAGTTCATCTTTCGATGGTACTCGCATGAGTGCAGCTTTTTGCAACTCTGGCGGAGATGCCTTAGCTACGATTGGTGCAGGCACTAGCGCCGGAGACATGGAAGATAAGTTCAAACTGTTTATCTCCTCGTCAGATACATCTTTTGCGACTACAGATGCTCAGGCAGGCATGCTAATCCTAACTGCTTCTCTGGACCCTCGCAATAAGAACTACATTAGAAATATTCTAAACACTGACCCGGCACAGTTCGCAGCTAAGAAGCATCTTCTTTACGCAGCTTTTGATGTTGAGTCGTCACTTGCAGCAGTTTCAACCGCAGCCAATGCTGTGGGAATGCTATCGGGTTCTGCAGCAATCTCTAGCGATAACCCTGCAGGTGAGGCCTGGCTTACAGCGTTTGGCCGGTATGATACACGGTACAATACACCGAAAACTACTGATTTTATCTCGCAACCTTTCGGGACAGCAGAGTTTTCTTTGTTTAGCTTTGAAACACTGGATGACGGAGCATATGCCGCCGGCCGATTCAAAGTTTCCGTTGCCAATATCAGGGGTTCTGCTGATGAGAATAATCCGTATGGAACTTTCACGATCCAGATCCGCGCATACGGTGATAATGACAAATCGAAAGAAGTGCTTGAGGAATACCCTCAATGTGATCTGAATCCAAACTCCGAGAGATTTGTTGGAAGAATGATCGGCGACATTAAAGCATACTATAACTTTGATGCAGAGCTTGAGACAGAAAGAAAAGTAACAGTCTCGGGCAAGTACCCTAACATGTCCAACGTTGTTCGTATCACCCTGAGTGATGATCTGTTGAACGGAAACGTTCCCTCAGAAGCATTACCCTTCGGATTTAAGGGTTTACCCACTCTGAAGACTAATGATCGTCTGGATGACTTCACGTCACAGGGAGAGATGGGGTTCCGACTAGGTTCTCGAGTCGGCAACGCGGCTTCTATTAGCCTAATGTCCTCAATCATACCTCCGGTTCCCTATACCTTCAAGACTACTAACGGAGCTGTAAGTGACGGTAGCATCTTCTTCGTCGGACAGCAAGGATCCCAGGAATCTGTGGATAATAGAATTTACTGGGGCACAAAAACAACTATGTTGGCTTCTGATAAGACTATCCAGGGAACGGGAATCACAAACGCAGCGCTGAAATCAAACGCAGGAGCTTCCGTTAACCTGGGTCTAAAAGATCAAGCTAAATTCCTCGGCATAAAGAAGATGGATGTTCTCCTCACGGGTTCACAGGTCATTCCTGCCAAGGCAGGGGATCTCAAGACCTTTAATAATAATAAATTTACCTTAGCACGCGTGGCATTATCACGTCAGGCCGGCAATTCTAATACAGGTGCTTACACAGATACCGAGATCACCGGAACTATCAGCGACAATATGCTGGAGGCAGCATACATTCGAGATGCTCTAGTCGATCCTTCGACTTACACAGTGTCAGACGGCACTCGGCTAAATAGAATTACTTTTGCCACGATGCTCAATCAAACTTCTTCTATAACTTTTAATAAGTTTACTGATTACATGAAGTTCACTAACATTTTCCACGGCGGCTTCGACGGCCTTAACATTCTCGATAAGAATGCAACTCGGATGAATGATAAATCCATCTCGCTAGATACGGGAGGTGGCGCAAATAGCTCCTACTCGTCTCCGGGGATGGCATCTAATATGGCCGGCAGCGGAAAAAATAACAATGCTATTCGATCTTATCGCGCCGGAATTGATATCCTGACAGATAGGTTTGCATCTAATGTTAACATCCTTGCAATACCCGGCATAAGAGAATCCTTTGTCACAGATCACGCCATTGACAAGGTTAAAGATTTTGGACAAGCTTTGTATCTCCTGGATATACCCGAATATGACAGTGATGGTAGTAGATTATATGACGACTCTGTCAATAGACCGAGCGTTACTAAGACCATCGCTAACTTTGAAGCCCGGACTATTGACAGTAATACAGCAGCAACCTACTTTCCAAATGTGATTATCGTGGATGATTCCAATGGCGCTAGTGTGAATGTACCCCCTTCAGTTGCAGCCCTGGCAGCGCTTGGATTTAACGATCGTGTAAGCTTTCCCTGGTTCGCACCCGCAGGATTCAATAGGGGATCATTAGACTTTGTGAGAAATGTAGATGTTAGATTATCTGCAGCTGACAGAGATTCCCTCTATGATGCAAGAATCAATCCTATTGCAACCTTTCCCCAGCAGGGATTTGTGATCTTTGGGCAGAAGACGCTTCAGATGGCTAAGTCTGCACTAGATAGAGTTAATGTTAGAAGAATGTTGCTTGAAGTTAAGCGTTTAGTTTCGCAAGTTGCTAATGGCTTCGTCTTTGAGCAGAATACGCCAGCCCTCAGAGCGAAGTTTGTAGCGCAGATTTCACCTTTACTAGCAGTGGTTCAAGCCCAGAGCGGCATTGAGCAGTTTAAAGTTGTAATGGATGATTCTAATAACAGCGCTGATGATATTGAGTCTAATAGGCTCAACGGAAGAATTGTTATAGTTCCCACAAGAAGTATTGAGTTCATCTCAATTGACTTCATCATAACAAATGCCGGCGCAAGCTTTGAGTAGAGCATAGTTAAAGAATGATGATTTGGAGATTTAAGTAATGGCCGAACGCACTTTTAAAAGCCCCGGAGTAAGAGCTTTTGAGATCGACAGATCTGGGCCCTCGCCCACCGGGCCCACAGGCATCCCAGCAGGTGTTATAGGCACCGCGCAAGAAGGACCTGCATTTGTACCTCTTACAGTTGCGAATTTCGCTGAGTTTGAATCTAAGTTTGGGTTCATAAATGGTGACCAGTTTGGTCCCATTGCATCTCAAGAGTGGCTTCGAAACGCGGGATCTCTTGCTTACGTAAGGGTTCTCGGCGCCGGAGATACCAAGAAAAGATCTACAAGCGATGGAACAGTTACCAATTCCGGATTCGTGGCAGGACAGAGGCTTCCTCTTGGCTCCGGTATTCTCGGGGATAATTCCAACGCGAACACGGCCGGCCAGGGTCTAGGAAGAACCTACTTTCTAGGCTGCTATATGTCACAGTCCGCGGGTTCCACTATCTTTGCCGATTCGGGAATCACAGATACTCAGAATTTAAGTACCACAGTAGCGGCTTCAATTCTGCGAGGAGTCCTGATGGCTGCATCAGGCGTCAATCTGAGACTTTCATGCTCAAACGGAACGATGGGACAAGGAAACACCCCGGCATCAACAGTGACATCATCGATGTCAGGTCAAACTTTACCGTCTGCTGGTTTCTTGACCGGGACAGTTAACTTCTCGAATGGTTCGCCTAAGTTTACTATGCTCTTGCCCGGCCACAAAGGTGTTGATTACCCACGTGTTCTTACAGCATCTTTAAATCCTGCTGACAAGGATTACTTTGCTAATATCTTTAATAAAGATCCCCAGCAAGTTGAAAAGCATGGCTACTTCCTTTATACACATTATGATGTCTATTCCCAGTTTGCTGTTGTAACGGGTTCGGGAATTACTCCGACAGGATCTAGCCTAGTAAACGGATCTGCGTCAGGAGTCTACTCAGGCAGCTCAGACGCAGTATTCCTACTCACAGGAACGCAGGGAAGAAACGCCGGCGCATCCAACGCACCCAACTTTGAGGGATTCCAGGAGCGGTTCAAGCCGTCCCGAACTCCATTCATCATCTCGCAGGAGTTTGGTGGAACTTCGCAAAATCTGTTCAAAATACACTTGCTTAGCGATGGCGTCATGAAAGGCAAGTCAGCAGACTCTGCTGGATCTAATACGAAGTATAAAGTTTCTATTGAGAACGTAGGTAAATCATCTGATGCGCTTAATAAGTACGGAACTTTCGACTTAGTTCTTAGAGATTACTACGACAATGATGAGAATGTCTTTGCGTATGAATCTTATCGCGGTCTTAATTTAGATCCGACTTCCACGAACTACATCGGAAGAAGAATCGGTGATACAAGTACATTCTACGATTTTGATCAAGCGCAGGGTTCACAAAAGCTCGTGGTAGATGGCAAATATGCAAATGTCTCCGCCAGAATCAGGGTGGAGATCGCGTCTGACGTGGATAATGCCGAGATTGACTCTGAAGCTCTCCCGCTAGGGTTTAGAGGCGTAGATCACCTGATCACATCGGGTACTAATGCCTTGGGCGCACCCCCTGATGCTAATATGCAGAGAAATACTAGCATGACCCTTAAGCAAGTGGTCCAGCCTCCGATCCCGCTTCGCCAGAATATCGCTATGGGTCTTTCACCCAAGAAGGTTCCTAACAAGGCACTTTACTGGGGCGTGCAATTTTCTAAGAAGACACTACTAAACCAGCCCAATAAGGGTAATGTGGTTGATCCAACTATCGGAAGCTTTACCAAGTTCTTCACCGATCATGCAGTTTCTAACTTCAATGTTTTGACAGGATCTAATGCAGGACAATCTAATGAGAGCGGTGCAATTCTTGACTGCGATTTATTCAACAACAATAAGTTTACTCTCGAGAACTTACAGGTGGGAACAGGCTCAGATGGCTTGGCCATTACGACTGACTCAGCTCTAGTTAATAGCTGGTCTTACACAAGGAACGGAAGCATCTCCACTGATGCTGATGCTAAGACTAGAAGGTTCGCCGTGAAGGATACAGCAAGCCCAGCTGTTAGAAGGCTTACTAAGTTCTCGATGCCCTTCCAGGGCGGATTCGATGGACTCAATGTTATGGACAAGAATTCCGCGCTTATGAATAACAATGCTGTGAAGGGCGAGATGGATGATTCCAATCGTGGCGGAATTAACGGCCCAGCAGTTGCGGCTTATAAGAAGGCGCTTGCTGTCATGGGTGAGAAGGCAGATGTTGAGATTCAACTTCTAGCAGTCCCAGGCATTCGAGAAGCAACGATTAGTAATGATGCTATTAACACAGTGGAAAATAGGTTCGATGCTCTTTACCTGATGGATATCAGCGAACGAGATAATATCAATGCTGTAGTCACTTCTTCAATACAAAACGTCAGCGTCTCTAATACAGTTGCTAACTTTAGTGATCGTGCGCTGGACTCCTCTTTCGCCGCCGCATATTTTCCGGATGTGAACATGAACATCCAGGTGAAGACGCTAAATCAAGCGACAAAGACAGTGACAGCGAATGCTGCTACTGTGCGCGTTCCCCCCTCTGTTGGGGTCCTCGGAGCCTTTGCATTCAATGATTCAGTGGCATTCCCATGGTTTGCACCAGCTGGATTCGCGCGCGGCTCAATGAATGCACAGTCAACGACTGTAACTCTAAATGAGACCAATATGGATGACCTCTACGATAAGGACATCAATCCTATCGTTACCTTTCCGAATAGCTCCGGTCCAATCGTATACGGCCAGAAAACACTACAATCTGCAGCTTCTGCTCTAGATCGCGTGAACGTAAGAAGACTTTTGATCGACGTGAGACGATCTGTTAAGCAGGTTGCCCTACAGCTGATCTTCGAACCCAATAGAGAAGCTACTCTCCAGAGGTTCACAGCTTTGGTCACTCCGATCATGAAGAGAGTACAGCAGAATCAAGGCATCGACCGATTCCGGGTCATCATTGATTCTAGCACTACGACACAGTCTGATATTGAGAATAATACGGTGAGAGGAAAGATATTCCTACAGCCTACAAGAACTGCAGAATTCATCTCACTTGACTTCGTGGTAACAAATTCAGGAGTGGACGGACTTTAATGGACGTTTTTACCGGAATCATATATTTATATCGTGAGACTTTAGGAGATTGTGATGGCTGAGACCCTTTCCGTTGCTGAAATGCTACCCAACAAGTTTGAACCGAAACGCCAGTTTAGATGGGTGTTTGCTATCGAAGGTATCGATGCTTTCTTAATGAAATCAGCGGCGCGCCCCTCTATCGCCACTGAGACTGTGACATTACCTTTTATTAATCATACTCGTTATTTGGCCGGCCGAACAACCTTTGGTGACATGTCAGTAACTCTATACGATCCTATCGCACCTTCGGGCGCGCAACAGGTGATGGAGTGGCTGAGAACACACTTTGAGTCTGTCTCCGGCCGCTCTGGTTATGCGGACTTTTACAAGCGTGATTGCCAGATCAAGATGCTAGATCCGATCGGAACTGTCGTAGAGCTTTGGGATGTAAAGGGTGCTTTCATCACAGCCGCAACTTACGGAGACTTGAATTACGACTCTAACGACGCGTCAGAGATTTCAATGACTCTGCGTTTTGATAATTGTGTACTCCAATACTGATCTGCTCTTAGAATACTGCAAGAATTGATTTCTGCTTAACAGATCTTCTGCCTGTAATTTTATTTAACAGATCCTCTGCCTGTAATACAATCTTTATATATTGGGAGAGTTCATGTCTAGAAATGAT